ATGAGGCTATACAGCACATCGCTGAACTACAGGCAGAGAATGCGCGGCTGCGGGATAGGCTAAATATCATCCAAGACCAAGATACAGGTATTTATCACGATGAAATTGACGTTCTACAATCAGCTCTTGATTCGAGTCAGGCAGAGAACAAGCGGCTACTGACACTGGCGACCAAGTGGTGTGACAAGGATCACCACGACTGGCAAGAAACCCTCAAGATTGCAGATGAGAAAAAATAATGCAGAAGTTTGACTATGAGCCGCCACCCAGTCTGCAACCGTTCTTCCAGTCCAACGCTCGCGTCCGGGCTATCCGCGGGCCTATCGGGTGTTTGCGCGGGGACAGCCTCGTCATCACTGAGTCAGGTCCAGTTCGTATCGACGCAATAACTCGCCCCATGCGCGTTCTAAGCTGGGACGCGAAGCAGGGTCGATTCCGCTTTTCTCAAGCCAGTGCAGCGTACCCGAAAGGCAGGGATGCTCTGTACCGAGTTCGAGTGCCGCACGGAGAATGGCACGCAGCCGGACATCACCGCGTGCTTGACGCTCTTGGTGAATATCGACTGGTACGAGAGCTTCAGGCTGGCGATGTCTTAGCCGCATGTTCTCCCTCCCCCGCGCAGAGTGGGCCGGCACCTGACCCTGGAGTGTATGCTGCAGGTGGGCCTTGTTTGACGGGAAGACCCGTAAGTTCTCAGGGGCGTTGTGGATCGTTATTCGGTCAATATGATCCACAACCTCGCTCGACAATAGCTCGCGTCCGAGCTTTTTTGCGGCGATCTCTCGGTGCTCCCATCGCTTGTTTGGCTTCTGCGCTAGTAGGACGTAGCCGCCTAGTGTTACACACCTACCTCCAACCCACGCCGGGTTATCTTCGCCAGCCGGCGGACCTACAGATTTATTCAAACCATGCCGCAACAGCACCCGACGGGTATATCGGGCACTACAACCTAACTCCTTCGCAATTTGCGGGGAGCGGAGATGGCCAAGCTCTAAAATACGATCTGTCAGAACACTCATGGATACCCTCTAGTTGCAGTGCTACCAATAGGGCCATTGTAGATGTGGAACAGGGTGATGTCGATGTTTATTGGGATTTGACCGTTGAGCAGACCCATAATTATGTGACAGTGGATGGCTGCATCCACCATAATTCAACCAAGTCGACAGCGTGCATCATGGAGCTACTTCGTCGCGCCGCTGAGCAAAAACCCAGTGCCGACGGTATTCGGCGCACCCGCATGGCGATTGTTAGAAATACCCTGCCACAGCTGAAGTCCACCTGTCTGGTGTCTATCCAACAACTGCTGCGCCCGATCGCCCGGTTCAAAGTTTCAGACAACATGATTCAGATCCGGATGGGCGACATAGAGTCTGACTGGCTCCTGTTGCCGCTGGATACCCCTGAGAACATACAACGCCTGCTCTCGCTCGAGCTGACTTATGGTTGGGTGTCGGAGTTCCGAGAGATAGAGCCTGAGATTGTGGACAACGTACTGTCACGATGCGGGCGGTTCCCCTCAGTCGCTGTGGGCGGCCCTTCTCATTATGGCGTCATTATGGAGACAAACTCATTCTCTGAAGATTCTGAGTGGTACCCCCGCCTCGAGTTGGACTTGCCGTCCAACTGGCACTATACCGTGCAACCCGGAGCCCGCGACCCCGCGGCCGACTGGCTGCAATACCTCCCTCCGGACTATTATTTAGATCAGGTAGAGTCGAATCCGGATGCTTGGGTAGAGCAGTATGTAGACAACATCATAGGGCCGAGCCTTTCAGGCCAAGCCGTCTTCGCAAGGAGTTTTGTTCATGACTTCCATCAAGCCGAAGGAGAACTCTCCCCTGACTACAGCCGAGCCTTGGTGGTGGGACTGGATACAGGACGCAACCCTGCAGCGGTCGTGGGTCAACTTGATTCACGCGGGCGAATGCTTGTACTCGGATCGTGCTTCCAAGAAAACGCTGGCATGGAGCTATTCATTGCCGAGACGCTCCGCCCCTTTCTCACTAAAAGATTCCCAGTCGGAGGCAGGTTCTTTATTGCTATTGACCCAGCTGCTCGACAGCGGAGTCAAATCGGTGAGGAGTCGGTCCTGGAAGCAGTGCGTAGACTGGGGTTCAGCGTTGTGCTTGCTCCGACCAATAACTTGGGACCAAGACTCAGAGCCGTCGAACGCTACATGGGACTGGCGATATCTGGAGGTGCTGGATTCCTTATCGACCGAGTTTGGAATCCTGATCTCATACGAGCTATCAAACACGACTACAAATATAAGCGGGACCGAAAAGGTGCCCTTAATGAGATTCCCGAGAAAGACCATCCAGCTTCTGACTTGTGCTTTATAGAGTCCACACCCGTGCTAACGCCTGATGGGTATGTCCCTATAGGTTCAGTGTGCGCAGGAGATGTAGTTGTTACCCCCTCAGGCCTTCGCACAGTACAGGCGGCTATGTCTCGTATTACTGATGAGCTGATTGATGTTGAACTGTCGAATGGCCTCACGTTGACCTGCACACCGGACCACCCCTTCATCATGAGAGACCTTTGTATTGTACGGGCTGATGCACTACAATACTCGCAAGTTTTATATTCTGTAGGGGATGTTGAGTGGCTAGATACTATTGCCAGTGGTTTGGAGGACTACGATTCGTCAAATACGACGGGAAAAAATACCTCATCGCTAAGTCAGGTGGAGTCTTTGTCTCGATGCACCGATACGTCTGGGAGTGGTATAACGGGGCAATCCCAGAAGGCTGTGCTATCCACCACAAAAACCACGACCCCCAAAACAACGCCATCGAAAATCTTGAGCTGGTGGATCGCGCAACCCACCAGTCCTACCATATGCGGAAACGGTTCGCTGAAGGCACAGCTACAGGATTTCCTGACAACGCACGCGAACGAGCCGCTCTCTGGCATGCCAGCTCAGAAGGAAGACGATGGCATTCTGAGCATGCAGTCAGAACTTGGGAGGGTAGAGAAGTACACACCCACAACTGTGCCTATTGCGGGAAAGAATACCAAGTCAAAAAAGGCGCTAGAAAAAAAGGATATTGCTCTCCCAGCTGTCAAGGCAGAGCAAGGAAAAAATCCGGCATCGACGACGTTGACACAACCTGTGCCGTCTGCGGAGGCACATTCAGAACATGGCGGTATGGGCCAGCAAAAACATGCTCTCTCAGTTGTAAAAACGAGTCGATGTTACGCACCCGCGAGGCCAACCGCCGTCGTAAGTCTGCAGGTAGCGGGTGATCCTGTGTATTTCGTAGCTGACGCGCTCGTCCATAATTGTGACGCCCTACAGTACCTGTGCCTGAGCGCGGGGTCTAATGCGGTGGCGCAGGCGCTGCACCAAAGGCAGATTACAGCTACGCCGGCACCGCCGGCTGCCGGGTGGACCTGACACAACAATGTGGTATATTTGAAGTTCATAGACTACCTTCGTTCCCAAGGTGTTGGCCCCAGCTGGACTTTCTCCCTGGCTGGGGCATTTTTTTCCTTGACATATTAGGAACTTACTACGACACTCCCTTCAATTAGCTAATGAAGGTGAGTCGTTAAGGTGGAAACCACCAACGCAAACCCACGTAATTTGTCGTCTGGTGGAAATGCCTTAGGGGGCTCATATCCCTCCTCCAAAGCCCGTATGGGGGATCAAGGTCTGGTTCGGGTAGTCTCAAATTCCGAGCTAAAAGCAGTAGAAGACGCTGAAGGCGCCTTAATCGACGACGAAGCTGAGTCGCAAGAAGCCCTTAAAAAACAAGGGCTTGCGGGTTATGTTCGGCAGCAGTTCTACGAATTTAGTCGCCAGCGTTCCAACCGGGCGATCGACACGCGCCTCATTGAGTCGTTAAGAGCATACCGCGGTCAGTATTCCCCGGAAAAGCTCGACGCCATCAGGAAGTTTGGTGGCTCAAAGGTCTACTCCCGTCTTACTGCACTGAAGTGTCGCGGCGCCACTGCGATGCTGCGTGACATCTACCTCGCCGGCGAGCGTCCATGGTTTGTAGAGCCAACACCCAAGCCTACTCTCCCTGAGGACATAACTACATCCCTCATCGACCTCGTAAACACCGAAGTCCAGTCCATGCAGGCTGCCGGGGCGCCGATAAATGAGACTCAGGTTCGTGATCGTCTCAAGCAGCTGACCAAATCAGCTGAAAAGGCTGCCCGGGCGCAGGCTGTAGAGGAGGCCAAGGAGGCCACTCGGTATTTGGACGATATGCTGGTGGAAGGCGGGTTTTACGAGTCCCTGACCGAATTCCTACACTACCTCACGGTCTTCCCTTATGCCTTTATGAAGGGTCCAGTGGTCAAGATGGCTACGGATGTGAAGTGGGTTGAGGGCAGGGCGCAGGTTGTGGACGCGCCGAAGATGTATTGGACGGCGCCCAACCCGATGGATATGTACTGGCAGTCGGGAGTGCGCAGTTTCGAAGAGGCGGACACGATCGAGCACATTCGCCTGACTCGAGCCGACCTGAACAGCCTGCTAGGCGTCCCGGGGTATGATGAAGGCGCAATCCGGGAGATCCTCGATAAATTCGGTGCTGGCGGACTGTCTGATTGGGTGGACTCCATCGACACCGAACGCGCAGCGCTTGAGGAGCGGGAAGACCCACATTTTAATCAGTCCGGACTGATTGACGCATTGGAGTTCCACGGCAACATCCAAGGCAAGCTGCTGCTTGACCATGGGTTCTCTGCAGAAGAGGTCCCGGATGCCGACAAGGACTACTACTGCTCCCTTTGGCTGATCGACTCTTACGTCCTCAAAGTTCAGCTGGACCCGAACCCGCGCAAACGCCACCCCTACTATAAGACCTCGTTTGAGAAGATCCCCGGCGCCATTGTCGGTCACGGCCTACCGGAGATACTCGATGATATTCAAGACGTAGCCAATGCGTCGCTGCGCTCTTTGGTCAACAACTTGTCGATTGCCTCAGGGCCGCAGGTTGTAATCAATGACGACAGGGTTTCGCCAAACACTGATTCTGACGACTTGTACCCATGGAAGCGCTGGCATACCCAGTCAGACCCGATGGCTTCAGCAGAGCCAGCCATTAATTTCTACCAGCCACAGTCCAACTCTCAGGAGCTGATGCAGGTTTACCAGCAGATGACTGTAGTGGCTGATGAGATTAGCTCCATACCACGATACATGACTGGCTCGGAAAGGATCGGCGGCGCCGGACGTACAGCCTCTGGGCTGAACATGCTGATGCAGAATGCCGGTAAGGTCCTGCAGTCAGTCGCGGCCAATGTCGACACTGATATCTTTTCCCCACTACTGCAGAAGCTTTATGACACGGTGCTGCTGACAGATGAGTCTAATACACTCACCGGTGACGAGCAGATACGCGTCCGCGGCGTAGTATTCGCTAACCAGCGCGAAAACGAGCGCACTCGCATGCTCGAGTTCCTGCAGCTGACCACGAACCCGATAGACTCCCAGATTGTCGGCCCTGCCGGCCGCGCGGAGCTGTTGCGAGAAGTCGCAGACAGGATCGGACTGGACTACAAGAACATCGTCCCGGAACCAGAAGACCTGCAGCAGAACATGCAGCAGCCGCCAATGGGGCAACCTCCTGAGGGGGGCGGCCCGCCGCCGGAAGCCGGCCAAGTTGAGGAAGGCCTGCGCGGCGCAACCATGGGCCCATCCGGAAAAACCGTCTAGGAGACTGAGGTTATGCGTTCACAAAACCATTCATATAACGTCCACGGCGAAGATGCCAGTGGGTATGCAGGCTACACCTTACGTTGTACGCCGCTAACCCTCACCGACACCGGTGCGCTTACTGTGACGCTGCTGGACCATGAAGGCACACCGGTGCCATCCGTAGCCATTGCGGCCACCAGTTCTGACACCGGTGTGGCCACTGTGACTGCCACCGACACCACCGATGCCAGTGGGGAATGTACCTATACTGTGACGAACATCGGTGCTGGGTCAGCCGTCATCACTTTCAGCCATGCCGGTGCCGGGCGCCCGGTAGTGGGTAAGATCCCAGTCACGATGTCATAAGGAGCGATTCATGTACGAGACGTACCCCAACAAGAAGCACCATAAACAGTTTGGCAGCGGCACTATCGGCAGCAAGCCGGCTGAGTCGCGCCCTGTTCACGAGAAGCCGTGTGGCGGCGCCAAGGCCGGGGGCCAGACGCAAGTCTCAGCCAGCTACCCGAAGAAGGCTGCACACAAGGCGTTTCCCGAAGGCTTGCCGTCATGAAAGGCTATGCTAACGGCGATAAAGCCGGAAAGGTGGAGGAGAGCGAGTATCAGGATGCTCAGCTCAAGTTCGCCAAAGACGAGGAGGCGGAGCGGGTGGATCAGTATGCCAAGCCCGGGACCAGTGCAAAGGCCCGAGCCGGCGATAGCTATTCCTATTCGTACCCCACCAGCCGGTATCGGAGCCGCCGGCCGTGAAAATGAACACCTCACAGCTCGAGGCGATAGTACGGCTAGAGGCCAGCAACCCCCAAGACTACAAGGTGTTGCATGAGACCATTACCCAGTACCGCAACGAGCTACTCGAATTCACCATGTACGGCAGTGGGAGCGATACGCATACCTATGCCGGCATGGCCCGGTCGGTAACTGAAGTGTTGAAATCACTCGGTTCCGCCCGGAATCAACTCGCAAAAGCGAAAAACTAGGAGACAGGCATGGCCACTCTACCGCAACAAGTCCGAGACCAGATTCAGGAAGCCAACCGCATCGCAGAGGAAATTACTGGTAAGCCCAGTGAACCTGAAAACGAAGTGGAAGCGTCGAACGAACCAGAGGTCGCAGCAACAGAAACTTTCGAGGGGCAGCCTCCCGTAGTTGAGGAGGTTGCGTCAGAAGGCGAACCTGTTGCCCAGGAAGCTGAAGCGGAAGCGGAGCCAACCCCCACTCCTACTACGCCGGAAGAAGATCCAAACAGCGACACATACAAACAGCGTTGGAAGACACTCGACGGGATGATGCAGGCGGAAGCCCGCAAAAACCGCGAACTCAGCGAACGCATTGTTGGGTTGGAGAATATGCTGGCACGGATGCAGGAGCTGAAGGCAAAAGAGCCCCAAACTCCTGCCGAAACCCCTAAGGAGGGGCCAAAATCGCTATTGTCGCAAGAAGAAGTTGAGGACTACGGTTCTGAGCTGATAGATGTGATGAAGCGTGCTGCGCAGGAAGCCGTTCAAGGTGAGCTGGATTCCATTCGCGCAGAGAACAACGAACTCAAACGTATGCTTGGCGGTGTTGGCCAGAAGCTGGAAACGTCCGATAAGGACAAGTTCTTTTCCCAGCTAGGCGACAAAGTGTCAAACTGGGAGCAGCTCAACAAAGACCCCGGTTTCAACGGCTGGCTCGATGAGTACGACGTATACGCCGGGGCACCCCGGCGCGGCCTGCTTATGCAGGCATTTCAGGCGAATGACGTTGAGCGCGTCGCTCGTTTTTTCCAAGGCTTTATGAATGAGACTGCAGCTGTAGCAGAAGTAGCATCGGGACAACAGCCACCGCAGGCACCACCGGCAAGCCCGGCCAAGCCTAGCACCGGCAAAGTCTCCCTCGATTCTCTAGCGGCACCCGGGGTAGGTTCCTCTGGGTCGGCTGACAACACTTCTCAGAGTTCTGGCCGGATGTGGAAGGAGTCAGAAATTGCCTCTTTCTACGAAGACTCCCGAAAGGGTGTTTATAAGGGGCGTGATACCGAATATAAAAAGGTTGAACGCCAAATCCAAACTGCTTTAACGAGGGGGAATATCCTTCTCGGGCAGTAAGCCTTTACTAGAGGACTTTTTGTCATGGCTTATCCAATTTCCAGCTCCCCGTATTCGGGAGCCGCCGCAAACCCGGCCTACACCGGGACGTTTATCCCGACTCTGTGGTCAGGAAAACTGATAGAACGGTTCTACGATGCAACTGTCCTGGCCGCGATCGCCAACACCGACTATGCCGGTGAGATCAAAAATCAGGGCGACAAGGTTGTCATTCGCCAGAAACCTACCATCGCCATCAACGACTACGAGGCCACGCAGGCCATCACCGTTGAGCGTCCCAGCTCCAACGTGGTCGAGCTGCTTATCGACAAAGGTAAGTACTTCGCCGCTGTGGTTGACGACGTTATGGAGACGCAGGCCGATCTCAACATGATGGGCATGTGGGCCGATGATGCTTCCGAGCAGATGAAGATCGCCATCGACTCCGGCGTGCTGCGCACGATCGGCGCGGGTGTGGATTCATCCAATGCCGGCGCGACTGCCGGTGCTATCTCTGGCAACATCAACCTCGGTGTCACCACCAGTCCGTTGTCGTTGGTAGCTCGAGCTCCTGGCGCTGGTGAGACGGAAGTCATCGACGCGATCTTGCGTATGGGCCAGTGCCTGGATGAGAACAACATCCCAGAAACTGGCCGGTGGGCGATCCTCCCTTCGTGGATGGCGACCATGATTAAGCGATCCGAGCTGCGTGACGCCTCGCTGACCGGCGACGGCACCACCATGCTGCGTAATGGTCGTTTGGGCATGATCGACCGGTTCACGCTGTACTCCAGCAACTTGCTGCCTTCAGGGGTCGCCGACTCTCTGGCCGCCGGTGAGGTCAATATCTTTGCTGGCCACAGCCATGGACTGACCTTCGCCTCGCAGTTGACCAAGATGGAGACTCTGCGTGCAGAGACCACCTTTGGCACCATCATGCGCGGGCTGCAGGTCTACGGCTCGAAAGTGACCGACGGCACAGCCATTGTTTCGGCTGTTGTTGAGCAGGCCTAATCCTAGGCTGAGAAACCCGGCGGGGGCTCTTCATTAAGCCCCCGCCTATTCGGAGACACAGATGCCTAAAGGCTTACTCATTAAGAACACCAAGACGATCATTCGATACGATGCGCAGGCTGCGCTCGACGACAAACGTTTTGAGGTCATTGAAGACGTAGCAGCATATCTCGCCAAAGGTAAGGCGAAGAAGCCACGGAAGCCGGCGGCCCCCAAGCCTCTAGCGACTAAGAAAGCTACCCCAGCACCCGAGCCTGACGACACAGAATTGGCTGATTTGCTAGAGGGGATTGATACCAGTGGCGAAGAAAACTCTGGGTGATTGCATAGGTGACGCCCGTGCAATTCTGCAGGACACCGAAAGCGGGAGCTATAGGTATTCTGATGATGAGCTTGTATCGCTGTTTAACAACGCGCTCTACGAGCTAAAACGCGTTCGCCCCGATCTTTACATTGGTGGGTATGGGTCAGACCTCACCACATATACCCCTTCTGATTTTTCAACCGCAGTTCCTTTTTCGATGCTCGTCTTCCAACCTGTCGTCCTGTTTATTGCGGGCATGGCAGAGCTTCGTGATGACGAGTTCACAGTAGACAACCGCGCGGGTATCCTACTCAGGGCGTTTACTACGCAGCTGTCTCTACCCGGGGGTATGGCGTAATGGTCGTTGACGATTTTTTCGATCTGGTCATGCCACATCTACCCGGCGCTGATGAGGCGCTAGTACGCAGTGAACTTTTGGCTACGCTGCGTGAGTTTTGTGAGGGCGGGCTGGCTTGGGATTATAAATACGGCCCGGTCAGCATCGCTGCGAACCAGACTGTGGTTACACTCAGCCAGCTACCTGACAACACAAAGGTGGCGTATCTGCTGCGCACTGAGTTCATGGCTTATAATGACGACTACTACCGTGAACTACCACCCCAACTGACTTTGCCTATGAAGGCAAACGACACCGCTGCAGAGCCCCACTCTTACTTTGCAGAAGCTCCGAATTCGCTGTTGTTGATACCTACCCCCACAACCGCGCATCCTGATGGGTTCCGCGCCAATCTCGCGCTGGTGCCAACCACCACAGCCGCGGTGCTTCCAGATACGTTCGCTACGCACTGGCCAGACGCGATTAAAGATGGCGTTTTGTATCGCATGTTTTCTATGCCATCCAAACCTTGGTCGGCTCCTCCACTTGCAGCGCTGCATGGTAAGAGCTTTCGCAATCAAATCAAGAAATCAAGGGATGTAGTCAAACGTCGCTATGGGATGTCTAGTGGTGGATGGCGGTTCCCTTATTTCGCAGCTCAGTAGAGGTTCAGTAAATGTCAGTCATCTGGAGTAACTTCGCATCAGGCCAGCTGCTAAATATTCTTACGTCTGGCGCAACCACCGCTACGTTAGAGGTAGGTCAAGGGG